CTATTTTGGTCTTTTAGGGTTTAGAGGGTGTCCGCCTCCACCATTTTGAATTGAAACTTCATCGTTTAGAAGAGCTGCAAAGTCTTGTTTGCTTTGCTCTGGCTTGTCTTGAACGGTGTTTACTTTATTTAGTTGTTCTAATGGCTTAGGTGCTGTTGGGGTTGTAACATTCATATTTAAACTCCTTTATAAATAAATACGAGCTTCGAAATTTACATTAGCAGCAAGCCATTTACAATATGCGCACGCTATTAAACTTCAATCTCTGTATAAGGCAATGTAGGTGCTGCACCCATAATACGGCCATTTTCAACGTATACAGCGCCTTGCTGAACACTATCCCCTAGCGCAATGCTTTGGCTACTGTCGCTATACTCGACTAATGTCGTACCGTTTGGGTTGACTGTGACTATGGTTGCTATTGTGCGTTGTGTTTTATCGAGTACTGAGCCTAGGCGGTTTAGTGTATTAGACATTGCTGATCACCTTAATAGTTTGGCTTACCGTTATAGCGCCTTGCGCGTTAATAGAGGCGTTTATGGTTAGGCTGTCGCAGGTGGCTTTATATGTAGCGTTACTATAGGTAACACCTACTAACATACCTGGGCGAATGGGTGGCAAGTCAGCTTTTATTTTAGTGCGCATTGTCGCTTGCTGCTTGTTACCACTGTTTGCTAACTCACACGTGCCGCGCTGCCTTGCTGCTTGGTTATCTGTTATTAGGCTGTCTACCACATCACTTGCAAACTTATCGCCTAACGTACCTGCACGCTTTATTTTACAGGCTACACCTTGCTGCTCGCCCCTTACAAATACTGCGTTATGCTCTTGGTTAATGGTTTGGGTTGTATTGTGCTCAAGTATGATTGAGTCGTTTAATATTACATCGCATATAGCGCTTTCGGTGTCCCATGGCATTACAGGCCAAAGCGGCACAATAGATACCGTTTTATTTGCGTTGTCTATATCAAGCATTGCACCTACCGATTTAGCCACGCTTAATAATGCTGCGGCTGGGGTTAAATTTGTATAGCTAAATGCCCCTGTTGGTATTGCGTAATCAATCATTTGATTGTCGAGTGACCAACCTGTATTTATTAAAATATCAGACATGATCCCCGCAAGTGTTTTAGCTGTTGGGTTGGCGTAATTAGTAGCGCGGGCGTATGGCGCTGACAACAAGGCAAAACGACTCCGGCAGCTTGCGCTATAACCTGAATTTGCAAAGCTACTGCTGGTGCTTGGCTGCTCGCAAATTACATAAAAATCGTAGCCATTTATTGAGATTTTAAGCTCTTGGCCCAGGGCACGATCAAAGTCGATGCGCGAACAAAACTTAATATTGCATGTGGCGCTAAATTGACCGCGTGAAATAGAATAACTAACGCTGCTAATTAGTATTTTTAAATCGTCTGATACACGCACACAATCGATAGTTGGCTGCATAATGTATGTATTCCTAATCTGGGGTTCAATGGGTATTTTTCGGTCAAGAGTTGGTACATCATCATCACCGCGAACTAAGCCACCGGGCAAGCCCCAATAACACACTTTGTCAGGGTTATTAAAACGCATAACTAAGCGGCCATTGTGCATTTGTGCAGGCTCTGTAAATTCTAAATTTACATAGCCTTTAAGCGGATGGTTACGCCAGTAACAAATGTATTGCTTGTCTGTTTCTCCGTAGTGTATTACCAGTTCCTTTGACTCTAAAAGTGGCTTTACATGCCAATGCTGATCACGTGATGTGGTTAAAAGCTCTGAGCTGTTCCAAGGCGTTTTAAGCTCGGCTTGCTCAGCGTCTAACTGAGTTAGCCAGTTAAAATCTTTTTCGTTATATTCAATTGACATAGTAATAATGTAAGGCATTTGAATAACGTTTATAACATAGCCTGCATTACCCCATTCAAGCGTTTTATCAGCTGCCACTAGTGCAGTTTTGTGCCAATCAATAGTGCTTTGCTCATTTATGATTTCAGACTGTTTAAACGCTGTTACAAACTCATTTTTAACACTATCGGTTTGCCATTGTAGTAAGTCGGTTTTACTCAGTAGTTGTTCATTAAACCAGTTTGAATCTACTTCAATACCTATGTTTGCTTGCAGTATTGGTAATGTAGGCTCAACTGGCCCCGTATCATCACCAAACCGCATGGTTATCGGTGACACGTTCACGGTATATGCTTTATTAAATCGTATTAATAAAGCATTACTTGGCGCGTCTGGTTGATAGCTAAGTTGAATTGGTGATTTATTAACTTTGTATGGGCTAATAAAACGTAAGTTCAACATTAGGGTATTGGCTCGTATGTTTGAGGGTTGTTTGGATCAAAATCAATTAAATTAATAAGCATCGCTTGCACGTTATCTGCTATTGCAGCATTAAACTCTCCATTATCATCCAGCATCACACACATTAATTCATTTGACAGAGCGTATTTCTTTTCTAGGAATGCTGTAAACCGCCCTTCAAAAATGCGCTTATGAGAAATTAACAAACCACTTTCACGGCTGATAATCATTAATCTTTCTGCGCTCGGATCACAATCAACATCGATAAATGAGACTGGAATTGGATTGTTGTTGGTTACATGAATAAAATTAACTAACCCCATTACCATGCCTCCAAATTAATCCAAGCACATGATGTGCCTGTATTACTCGATGGCGTTAAATAATAACTACTTCCTTCTATGTCTTTAATAACTGGCGGAACATCATTTCGATGCCCCGGCGCATCAGCAATGAAAAGACCAGGAATTAAACCTCTGACAAATGGGGTTAAATCATTCTGATAAGGGCTTGATTGTTTTAAGCTACCCGTCTCCATTAACGTATAGCATGGTGACATAACTCTAATATTAGCCGCTGATGTTGTATTTCCAGCTACTCCTGCCCAATTATCAAACAAGCTCATTATTGTAAATTCACTTGGCGAATCTGTACCATCTGTGGGGTGAATACTTCCTATTCTATCTAGGTTGGAGTCACTAAACTTGTAAGGTAGTGTGTAACTCCAACTTGTAGATGTTGAATTTTTCACTCCAGAAAGACAAATAAATGGCGCAGGATCATTTGGGACTAACGAATTGATATCTCCCATGAAGAAACTAATAGTGAACATAGTACCTGTCGCATTAGTAACCATGGTTGCGTCACTAAAACAAAAGAAATAAAACGCTTTACCTGTACCTATTAAAATCCAATTTTTATTTAAATAAGTTGAAAGGCTACCGTAATCAAAAGCATGGTAAGGACTTGAGCGAGAATATACATTCCTATCAACATAATCTTGAACACCTCTAACAATTACTTTTTGTCCAATGGCATCATCCGTGGAACTAAACATTGCAACACCACCACTGCCTATTGTCGTATTATTCATAAAAGCACAGTGGGGCACTGCTGTTTCTTCATCTATTAGTGACCAGCCTAAAGATGCTTTAGAGCCATAACCCTCTACTAAACACTTTTTAAGCACGTTCATGTACTCGCTTGGTTTGCCGTCCACTATTTGCGGTGCGCCTACATCATCCCAACGGTACATTGTTACTGGTAAAGCCATAATTTAATCCTTATTTCCACGAAAACTTAAAGTTGAATTGTCACGCACTATTTCAGAGTGCCCGGGTGATACTGAGCGTGTAACCATGGTTGGTTTACTGGCGGCTATGGTTTCAAACAAAAACGCTTCACCGGGGTTTAATCCCGCACCAAACGCTGCTTTGCGTAATATGAAATACGGTGCACCTGCAAAGCTGTTAATAGGTGTGCAGTCGTTTAGCGTGTCGCCACTGTATATATTGCCAACAAACTCACCGATTACGTTATAAGCGGTTGTTGATGTGAACACGATTGCCCAGCGCTGTGCTATTGCACCTATGTTAGTGAGTTCAATTGGGTATTGCGTTGTGTTGATTGCGCTTGATGCCGATGCGCCAAAATCAGCAAAGTTATTTTGCCATGCTGCTAATGTGCGCTCGTCTTTTGTTTGGGCTTGAAAGTCACCCAGCACTTGTACGCTGCTTACTGTAGAGCCTGCGGGATAAGCGCGGCTGAGCGGTGTTAGTAGGCTTAATTTAGTGCTGTCTACTTCATTTATCAGTGCCAGTTCGGACTGAATAGCCGTGATAATAAACGGCCCAGTAAACGCGCTAACCCCGGCATTAATGGTGATGGTACCGGTGGTCGCATCGTAGCTGTAATTATCGTTAGTAACAGACCAAAGGCTTGCACCTGTGCTATCTACAATGTCGATAAAATCAGCATCGGCCAATACGTTTAATACTTGGCCGCTCGTTAGTGTTGCAACGTTTGAGCGTGAACGATTTTGCACACTCACGGGGGTAAATTCGTGGAATATACGCACAATACCGTTATTTGGTAATGTTGATGTATCAAAGCCGCCTGGTGGTGAGGGTACGGTGGTTACTTCCACTTGGTTATAGTCGTAAGTAATAGATGCAGGCTTTACCCCTTGGCTAAACTCAATATCAACATAGCCCGTTTCGCTTACTGTGCCGGTGCAATTAGTGCCGGTAATATTGCCGCTTAAATCGCTTGATGCTGAGAACGTAGTGCCGGTTGCACTCTCGTAAGTGATATAAAGCGAGTCGCGCGCAAAGCTGCTGTCTGGTAACTGCCACTGCTTAGCGCTGATTGTACGATCGCCTTTTTCTATAATAGCGCCTAAGTTTTCGGTAATTGTGCCGCTGTAGTCTACAGGGTCAATTTCAGTAATAACGCCTGTATCATAATTAATGGTCGCAAATACGTAACCGGCTGAAATAAAGCGCCCTTGACCATCATCTGTGACTATGGTTTCTTCGGTGGCTTTTTTAAGGCGTACATGGCCTTTTAACACACGCTCACCTGCGCCTAGCGTAATGGTTTGGCTAGTAGTAAATGAGTGAAAGCGTAAGTCCTGAGTAGACATATAAAAGAGCGTAAAATACTGGTCTTTTGTAACAGCTGGGTTAAGCGTGGCTGATATTGAGTTACCCACACGGGTTAGCTCTTCTTGCGTTAGCTTTTTAGTTATCGTTACTAGCCTATTCCCGCCAATTGAACCCTGCCCTGTGTAGGCTTGATACTGATATTCAGCATAAAAATTAGGGCTTTGAGTGAGTAAATCGGGCACCTCAATATTTACTTCTGATATTTTGCCATAGCTTAAAAGGCGCTTAGTTCTGTAAATGGCTAACTCTTCGGCTTGAGGACGCAGGCCAATTTTAGAGCTAACAGTTTTAATGCTTGGCGTTAACGAGCGGCTAACCGACTCAATGCTAAGCGATTGGCCTTGTGCATTCACTGGAGCTGTTAAAATGCTGGTACCGTGAAATTTAGTCGTTTCAAGGCCGAGCAAAGGCAGCATATCACTGACTAAATCAGTATCTTTTAGCTCTTGTGCTTCTACTAGCAGTACGTTTACAAGGGCATCGTCTGGTTGGTCACTTAAGAATATATGCGCATCTTGCAGGCGGCTTGCATCGTCTGTGCTAAGTGCTGGGTATAGCTTTACTAAATCAAACGATGATCGGGCATGGTCAATATCACTAATTGAGCTAAACACATCGTTAAGTTTACCGCTTACAATTGCATTACTTGTGCGGTGGCCGCCAGCGTATAGCTCGTTACCAATGCGCTGTGGTTTAAATATTTTTAAATCGGTTCTAAGCATTATTTGGCCTTTAAACGGTTTTTAAACGTAGGTTTACGTTTTGGTAATGGGTTGGTGCTGCGTCTGAAAAGTAAGTATGTGGCGTGGCTTCTACTGCTTTTTGGGTGTGGTCCCAAACAACATTAAATACCGTGCCGCGTATAGTTATTTCAAAGGCATCAAGCGTGGTTTTTGCATGCTCAAGTAATGGATTAACTACGCTTGCCTGTTCAAAATCGCTGTATAAATTAATTGGGCGGCCTAGTGGAATAAGGGTTTTTTCTATGTGCTGCGCGCCGTTTAATGCGCGCTCTGCTTGCTCGGCAACCGGTATATAGTCGATTTCATCAAGCCATGTGAAGTTATCTAATTGCTGGGTGTTAATAATAATCATTGGGTGTTACTCAACTGTTCTAGGCGTTGTAAAAACTGCTCTTCAAAATCGGCTAAAATACTGGCTGTTTGCCCACCTGGTAAAGCAAGCTCTAAGCGTACTGTTTTAGCGTTGCTCGTACTTGGTTGCTGCTTTTTAAGTAGCGCAACAAGCTGGTTAATAGCGTTAGTAAGGCTGTTTAACTGAGTGTTAGAGGCGCTGTAACTAGGCGCATTATTGCTCGCTGGCGAATAGCTTGGAGTGCTGCTGTACGTAGGTGGTACATATTGCTGCACCGCTTTTTGAGCTGTTTGTTGCGCTTTTAGCGCGTTTCGCTGTGCGTTAATGGCCGCATTTAATGTGCTTTTTTGCTCACGTGTTAAATACGTAAGCTGCTTATTAATTTTATTGTATAAATCGCTAAGGGCGGCGCTGGTGCTGGCGTTATCTATTTGGCTGCTAAATTTACCAAACTGGCTATTAGAAAAACCCTCATTAGCACGTTTCGCTTTTTCGTCACGTATGGCCTTGCTGTCTAGGTCGTATGCGCCTGTGCCGTTTTTTTCTTGGTAGTCTACAACATCGCTTACACTGGCTCGCTGTGCTGAGTTATAACGCCCTACACTAGTAGCTGCTGTGCTTGCTGAGCGTGACACGCGGTCTAACTCGTCGCGCTGCTCACGTAGACTTTTAGTGGCAAATTCGTTAGCTTTTACTTGGTCGTTAGTGGCTTGTGTAGCTGCGCGGGTAGATGCTGTGGCCGCATCTTGAGCTATTTTATTCTCACCAAGCAACCCATTCACAACTGACATAATCGCGCCAATACGCTCTTTTTTCTCAGAGTAGTCCTGAGCTGTTATAGCGTTGTTTCTATATTGGGTTTCTACATCACTCAGCTCTTTTTGCAGCTTGTTATTTTCAACATTGAGCTGCTGTAAGTTCATGGTTTCTATTTCACGAACACGTGCTAAGTCTTGCTCTTGCTCTATAACCAAGCCAGTCTGCTTATTTAGTGCATCTTGAGCTATTCTCTTTTGCTCTGCTGAAGCCGTGGACTCGTCCATAATCGCTTTATTATTTGCAATGGCTTTTTTGGTTTTATCCAGCTCAGCAGAAAACTTATTTACAGCATCGCTATTTGCATCTGTTGCAGGCTTTAAACCATTAGCCTTTGCAATAAGCTTATCGAGTTCTTTCGTTAAACCAAGCGCTGCGGCGGCAGCTTCAACACTTGAGGGCACTGTTTGGTCTGTTGCATCTGCAGCAGCAATGGCAGCCTCAGCCCATTTTAAATATGCCTGGCGTTGTATGCCTAATGGCTGCTCTGATTGCTGCATTAGCTCATAAGCTGCGCGCAGCTTATTAGCTGTATCGTCTAGGGCTTTGGTTGAGGTTAACCCCAGCTCTTTGTAGGCTTTTTCAACATCGCCAGCAAATACTTTTTGGCGCTCAAGCATTGCGCCGTGCTCTTCAAATTTAATTTGTAGGGCATCTAAAATAGCCAACTGGCCTTGGTACTGCTCACCCGCTCCTTGTATTGCCACACGGGCAGATTCAATGCTTTGAATAAAGCCATCAACCCCAACGGTTACACCGTCCATGGCTGTTGCTTGCTGCTCTAATGACTCAATGGTTTTAAGGGCTTCGGGTAACGATAAGTTTAAAAACGCCTGGCGTTGCTTTTCAGCTTCTAGGGTTTTAGCGGTGGCCTCGGCTAGCTTTTGTTGCTGGTACTCAACATTTATATATTGCTGGTTTGCTTCATCCCAAATTAGTGTGCCGGCTTCTATAAGCGCGTCTAACTCGGTCATGTTGGTAATAACTAAACCGGTAGAATTAGATAAATACTTTAGCTCGTCAGCAAGTAACTGGGCTTGCTGGGCTGATTGCTGCTTAGATTTGCGCAGCGCTTCTTCTGCTACTAGCAGGTCTTTGTATAGTAAACCTACGTCTATTAACTCGGTAATTAACCAGGTGTATAAGCCGGCTTTGCCCACGGCTTTTAAGGCCATGCCCCACTTACCCGCTGCAATGCCTGCGGCATTGGTGGCTACTGTGGTTGCGCCTATGGCGGCTTGATAGGTTCTTAGCGATGCAATGGCCGTAGTAGCGCCGCTGATCACACTGCTAAAATAGGTGCCCACTTTAAGGGCTAACCATACTTTGGCTACGGTGGCTATTTCTTCGCGGTATTCGTACATGGTAGTAACGGTGTTTTGTATTGCTTTACCCGTACTTACAATGGCGTCACTAATTTGCTGCGCCCATTCTTTTAAACGGCCATCTTTGGCCATGGCTGCAAATTCGGTATTAAGGGCGGTTATTTGCCCTTTTAACCACTCCATAGCGCCACTTTGCGCTATAAGGTTATAAAACTGATCCATGTTGTCTTTAGCGTTAGATACCTGCCCGCTAAATAACGCCATTTGGGCGGCTGCTGAGCCAACGCTACTACGCCCCATTTCATCAATTAAGCCTTTAATTACATCGCGGCCTAACTTACCCGCACTAGATAGTTGCTGTAATTCTTGTACGTTTTTGCCGGTTGTTTTTTGCAGTAAATCCCATACTGGGATACCGCGTTCAACCAGCTGTAGTATTTCCTCGCCTTGTAATTTTTGTTTTGCCCATGCTTGGCCTAATGCAAGGCTAACGCCCTCAACCTCTTGGAACCCACCGCCTAGCTTTAATGCTTGGTCGGTGATTGACTGCAAGGTGCCATCCATTGGATCAAGGCCAAACGCTTTAAGTTTTACAAACGCCTGGCTTACCTGATCAAGTTGTAGCGGGGTGTTTTTAGTAAAGTCTTTTACCCAGGCGGTGGCTTTATCACCTGCGGCAATGCTGCCCATAAGCCCCTGCATTTGTACGCCTAGCTTTTCAAATTTATCACCGGTGCTAAATACTTGGCTTACTGCTTGGGCTACCCGATCAAGCCCCACATACGCGGCGGCCAACGCGGTAACTTTGCCTATTACACCGTCTAGGCTTTGTGCTTGGGCGCGTTGCGCTGTAGTGCCTTGGCGTAGCTCATTGCTAAACTTATCGACTGAGCGGCCTGTTTTATCAAACTGAGCGGCTAAATCGCGCTTTGCGGCACGTAAGTTATTGGTGTTTACGTCTGACTTTTTAAGGGCATTTTGTAGTGCGGTGTGCTTACTTGTTTGCTGGGTAAGCTCGGTGCGCATTTGTGTTAGGTCTTTTTCGGCGGCGTCGAGTGAGCGCGCAAGTTGCACAAATGGCTTATCGGTGTTTTTGGCTTCGGCTTGTAGTTGTTCTAATGCGCGTGCAGCTGCTGCGGTGGCAATTTCTTGTTGTTCTAATTTTTGCTTTGACTGCTCAAACGCACGTATTAGATCAGCTTGGTTAGCTAATCCGTCTAATTCGTTGGCAAGTTTACCCGCTGTTTGGCTGGTTTGTTTTGCACTTGTATCGGTTTGGTTTAACGACTCACTGAGCTTATCAGCGGCAGGATTAGCAGCATCGGCGCTTTGCTCAATATTTTTAAGCTCTGTTACCAGTTGCTCAATATTTTGCTTGCCTGTGGCTTCGGCAACTATGCGTAGGGCTAATTCTAAGGTTTTATCTGCCATGGTGTTAACTCAGTTTAAACAAGGTTTAAATGGGGATAAAGGGGCAAACAATGCCCCTTTATAAATACGCTAAATAAGGCTTATTCAGCGTCTAGCTCGTCAATGTAGTACGGCTCATTTTTGTTTGCTACCAGCTTAGCTGTGCCCTCAAGCGCAGCGGTTACAAACTCACTGCTTGCTAAGTCAAGCTCAGAGGTTGGCATCATTGAAGTGTCGTAAATTTCAAAGTTAACTTGCTTACCATTGGCTAGGTTTGTGCCCTCGCCAAAAATACGTAAGCGCGTTTGGCTTACTGTTGCACCGTTAATGCGTTTACCAGTGCGGGCGTTGTACGAACCGCTTACAGTAATACTGCCACCAGCGTCTAATGCACCGCCTTTAATGGCGCGAATCATGCCTAGCGCAAAGTTAAACTCGTAATCAACACCCGCAACTAACGTTACTGTGGCTTGCTTTACTACTACATCGTTTGTAAAGTTTTGCCCTGGTACTGCAACCCACGATTGGTTAGCAGGCATGGTTACGGCTTCATCGGTTAAAGTACCGGCTGCGTCGTTAATTGCCGCCACATCGCCCATAAGTGCCAGTGCGATCATTTCGGCTGGCTGGTCGTCAAACTCCCATGTAATAACGGTTGGCTTGCCTATTTTTACGTCATCAAGTGATTGGCCCTTAGTGGCCTTTTTATTTGATGTACGTACAACCGAATCGGCTTCGGCCTTAATGCCTAGCTTAGTGGTGTTAATTGGGCCAAAGATTTGGCCGGTGCTTACGCCTTGCTCATTTAAGCGGTCTACAAAAATGTTGCCCGCTAGTAAAATACCGTCGCTCATATTAAAGCGCTCCTTTAAGTCTCATTTGACAAGTAAAAGCCAGCGGGTAATACGCATGGCCTTTGGTGAATTGGGGTTTAGCTGGGGTGTTTACTCTAAGCCATGGCCCAGTACCGTTAAGCACTTTGCCCGCCATAGCGCGAATAATATTAGTTAGGTGCTCACCTGCGTTTGTGTCTTGCTTACGTACTACCAACACAACAATCCATGTTTGGGTTAACTGCATTAAATGGCCGGCGTTTTTACTCTCTGGTAAGTTATCGCCGTAGTACATAAGGTGAATGCTAGGGGTTGTTTGGCGGTCTTCTTTTACGTCGGCTAGTTCGTCGCTTAGGTAAACACGCTTAATGCCTGGTACTTGTTCAAGTGCCTGTTTAAGTGGGTTTTGAGCGGCAAAATAGTCGGTAGTAATTTCAAACATTAAATAAACCCCTTTGACTTTTCACGTGAAAACACAGTGCCTGCGCTTTGTATGGTGGCGGTGTCTTGCACTTTTGCGTCCTCGCCCAATGCGTTTACACCTATACTTAGCTCGCCTTTAGCTACTGACATTAAAAACTTAATTGCATCCTTGTAGCGGGTTTCTATGTGCTCTGGGGTATCGTTTGTGCCTAACTTATAACGGGCAATATCACAACAAAATTGCTCAAGTAAGTTAGGCACCGTGACAAGCGGCAATTCATAACGCCCAGCTAAATAGCCGTTAATAATGTCGCTTGCATCGGTAATGGCCTGCTCAATAACTGCGGTATTAATTACATCAGCGGGGGCGTCGTCGCGTTCACTTAAATAAATAAGCTCTTGCTCACCAAAGCGCTTTTGCATTGCGGCTATTGTTGCGTAGGTCATTTACTCGCCCTCGCCTGCTTTGGCTGCTTCTTGTAGCCATTGCCATGCTAAATCACGAGTAAGCGCAGGCACTTTAACTTTAACTACCTCGCCCTCGGTTTCGCCTGGTGCCTCATAGCCAACCTGAGCACAACTAGGTTGCTCTGCAAACTGTGCATCAATCATTAATGCAATAACGGGTTGTAGCTCAATCGGCGCTTGGGTGTAATCAACGTTTGCATAAAGCTTAGGGGCATCTAAATTTGCACCCAGGTTATCTGCGTCCAGCTGTGGGTTCTGCGCAGTACTCGCATCGAGCGGTACAGCTTGCACCGATAAGCGTGGATCATTTTCAATTGCTTCAAGCTGCTCTTGGGTAAGCTGCTCTGCGGGTAATGTTTGCTTTCCGCTGGTGAGACTAATGCCGCCTCGACGGTAGCCCGTAGGCTGCGTGCAATGGACAATGATAGCCGCAAGGGCAGTAAGCTTAAGGTTTTTAGCCATTTCATTATTACTCCTGGTTTAAAGCGTGGGGCTTTAAAGCCCCGTGCTTAATAGGGTTTTATGGGTGGTTAAAGGTAGTCAGCTACTAATAGCTCTACGCGTCCTTTAAGTTCGTTTGAGCTGTTTGATTCCATTTCACGCTCTAACATGCGAGTGGCTTGCTTTTCCATGCTGGCAGGAACAACTAACATGGTTGGCTTAATACCCAACTTACGGCCACCGTCGGCTTTAAAGCTGCGCATTTTTTCGATGCTGTCCCATAGGTTATCTGGCGTTAATGCACGTTTGTTAGCAAAGGCAAGTTGCCAAAAACCAAAGCCTGCTGCATCACGACAATCAACGCCGTAACGGTATTCTTTGCGAGTGAATACGGCTTCGTCGTCCATTTTTGTCATAGCAAGTAAGTTAGGCTTTTTGCGCTCTTGGAAAATAAGCGGCTTAAGGGCTTTTGAAGTATCGAGCACGTACCAGGCTTCGCCCTCGTAGGCTACATCTTCGGCCATATTGGCAGTAGACACCGCTACACCTGTGCCGTCGGCTTTTGGATAAACTGGATGATCAACATCAAAATAGTTTTGCCCGTCGTAGCACAAGGTTGTAAAACCAGCTGCCAGCAATGGGAAAATCATTTCGTCTGGGTGAATGGCCGCCGCGTTACCCATTTCTTTAAAAATAGGTGAGTACACGCCTAGGTTGTCGTCTTCAATGTCGTTGCGGTCTACGCCTACCGTTGACTCGTAATCGTCGTTGGTAATGGTGTACGCCTGCGATTTCATACTTTGAATATTACGATCGCCAATCCATTTAGCCAGGCTTGGGAACTTACCCAACCAGCCATAGGTATTACTGGCCGATGTAGATTTAATTACACTGGCAATTTTATTAAATTGCGGTGCTGCTTCTGATTTACCTTGTTCAAACTCAGATTTAAACGCGGTAAATAAAGCGTTTAAAATTGCTGGGGTCACTAAAGCCATTAGTTTTGCTCCTGTTTAGCTTTGGCATAAGCAGCATGGCTAAGACCTAACTGGTCTGCTGCATACTTGTCTTCTGCTGTGAGTGCTGCTAAGCCGTCTTTGTCTTGCTCTGGCTTAGGTGCGTGAGTGGTTTGCTGAGCCGTTAAGCTTGCAATAGGTGAACGGGCATCTAACACCGCTTTTAATGCAACAACGCCTTGCTGATTACCTAAGCTCGTTAAGTATTCAACTTCGCTGGCAATAATGCGGCCATCTTGTTTAGCTTTGCTAATTTCCTGCTCAACCGTTTGGGTGTCGCTGGTGCTTTTAAGGGCAACCATTTCAGTGTGCAATGCGTTGTAGGTTTCAACCGGCACGTACTTCGCTAAATTAACCTCAGAATCTGGGCTATTGGCTTTAAGTGCGGCAACGGCATCGTTGGCGTTACTTAGCTGGGTAGTGAGCGAGTCGGCTTCGTCGGCCTTGGCCTTTAAAGCAGTGAGTGCTGTTGTTGCTTGGGTGTAGTCTGCATCGGTGATTTTGTCACCATCCACAGTTATACCTAGCAAGCTCAGCAATTTTTGAGCTGCATTCATGGGTGTATCTCCATTGTTAACATGGGTTTTAGAAGTCTTTAAAACAGCAACTTTGTCCATACCGTCTACCGCTGGGTCGTTGGTAAGGGCAAAATGGCGTAATTTGGTTGGGCGGCCTGTTTGTTTGTCGTAATGAAAAACAGGGCTTATAAAGCGGTATTCGTCGTTTTTTAGGTGAGCGCGTGCGCTAGGTGTCCAGCGTACATTTAGTGCATATAGCCCCTCACCTGGTACGTACTCTAAATCGCTTGGGTTAAACCAGCCACTTGCTGGGGCTGGCTTGCCGTTTTCTTCGGCGTGTAGTGTTTGGTGCTCGTAGTCAAAGTGGTAGTCGTTGGTGCGGGTGCTAGCTGTGCTTTTAAGTAACTCAAATGCAGCTTGGTCTAGTAACCAGGCATTAGCAGGTACGTCGAACGGGCGGCCATCGTGTGATTTAAAATAGCCGTCTGGCATTACCATTACGCGCTCGCTGATACCTTGCTCGTTTATTTCGCTGGCAAAGCGGCACGCAGCAAAGCCTAGGTCGGCAGGTTTGCTAGCTGATAAAACAGCGAGTCCTATTGTAGTTTCAAGTAAGCTTTGTTTGGTAAATGGTTTTTTCATGGCTGAGCACAGTTTGAATAATCTGTGCTCAGTATGGATTTAGAATTGAATTGGTTGGCCGTGCGGTGTTTCGGGAATTTACAGTGGGGTTAAGGCAGGTTAAAACCCTTGTATAATTACCTCTGTGGCGGATGCTGATATTAACTCAAACTCGGTTATATCGCCAACCTCTAGTTTATTTTGGCCGGTTAACTCGCCTAAATCTATTTGATTAGTTGCCCCTTTAATTTTGTATTTAACGCTGGCCGCTGGACCTGCCACAATAATTGAGTAGTTATCGCAGGTTTGTGCGCCTAAATCGTTTTGGTTAATAACAGTGGGTGCAGCGGTTACTGCAAATACTTTGCTAAATAGCATGGTTGTTACTCCTGGGTTAGTTGTTCGGGTGGTGCAAAGTGGTTCATAATTTGTTTGGTTTGTTCAAGTGAGCAAACGAATGGGCCTAGCTCATTAGCGTTCATGGCGTTTATGGTTTGCTCTACCGCTAGTTCTTTAAATTCAGCTGTTGGGTATTGCTCTTTAAGTAGTGGGTAATCGGCGTTTGTAAACACTAAAACACGGTAGCCGCCAACTAATGGCGCATCAGGCCATCGCTCACTTAAAGAATCAGCCCAGCCCATTGCTGTTACAAATGCGTATAATTGGTATAAGTTGCTCATGGCTTTCTCCAAACGGCGTTAGTGTAATTGGGCATAAATGCGTTGATGTTGCCGACTGTTGCGAGCTGCGTAGCGCCTTGCGCTTTGTTGGTTAGTGGTATTTCGTTCGTAAGCACATCTAACGAGTTGTATACCCTAATGTTCTTGAAGTACCCTAACGTTTTTAATGATGACACGGAACCTATAAACTTCACTATGAAATTGTCTGTAAACTCATTAGATGTCGCAGTGGTTGATTTTCCGCCTGCTGAGACTGTTAAATTATTACCTGACTTTTCAAACCTAAATCTCTTTAGTCCAATATCACCCGCAGAAACGGCTCCTAATAGCGTAGAGTTTAATGTTCCTGACGTTGTTTCATAATAAAAAGTTGCTAAACGACCAGAGGAAACTCTTTCATACGCCGAGAACCCACCAAGCCCGCTGTCATTTGAGAATAATCCATTAATTGAATCTTCTGGTGTGACGAAGTAGTCAAACTCAAAAACGAAACCATTTGAGTCTAATTGAATAGGCCCACTCAACTGCCAAAATTGCATAGCCCCATCTAACTGCGCTACCCATTGCTCAGCATCGGCTGCCTCGTTTGCTGTATAATTAAATGCACTTCTTATGGCGTTGGTGAGTGCATTGGTAAGTGCTGGGCGCATTGGCTACCCTCCTGTTAACGTACAACCCTGTTTAAACACTGTTTAAAATTGATTTTAAGGCTGCGTATTTAATTTTGCCTGTGAGATTGCAAGTTCGCTTTTATCTGCGCTTAAAATGGCTTACAGGCGTTTGTGGTTTAATTAATTAAGAACTCGCTGAGTATTTCAATTACTTCTTTTTCGTCATCGTCCGACAAACCTAAAAATGGCCGTGCTGGTATGGCGGCTAAACGGGGGGGCATATCGCTGGTGCCCCCAAATTGATGAATAGCGCCGTACTCCATGTTTGTACCAAACTCTAGTGATTCGTCCCCGATGTTATAAGCGAGCGTGTCGCGCAGTATGTCGTTTAGCCTGAGTATTTTGTCTTTGTTCTTTTTTTTACTTTTAGCGTAGTCGGGGCTAAGTGCTTGCCATGGTGTGCCGTCGGGGCTGCGCTGCTCGTCAAAGTGATCGCGATGAGTAAGCATTAAATGCTCCCCCACGTTACCCAATGCGGGCGCTAGGTTATTTGCATTTTTAATAAGCTGGGTGAGCACGTCGCTTACTGCTTGTGCGCCTTGGGTGCTTATTTGTATTTTAGCGCCTGCCATTACACTAGCCCTTCGTCAAATGCTTGCATGTGGGTTTGTTGGTCTAGCCCTGCGATTATTGCAGGGAGTAGGTCGGCTATTTGGTCAGCCTCTTGGCCTTTGGCGCGTTTTTCAAGGTGCGCAAAATCGCGGCACGTTTGTATGGTGTACGGGGTTTGCTTTAGCAGCTGCTGCGCTTGTTGTAGTAATGTCATCGTCTTTTTTCCTGTGATTTGGTGGCATCTTTTACTAGTTGGTCTATCCAGCTTACTAGGTCGGGTTGCCATTTTTTAAGCTCTTTGCGAGCCAGCGCCCAGGCGGTAAATGCCTCGGCAAATTCTTCGTATTTGTTGGCGGCTCCGTAATAGGTTACGGGTAAGGCGTTTTTTAAAAAGGCCGGTGCGCCTGCGTAGTAATGCACTTGATGCCCTAGTTCGTGTAGCCATGTGGCTACCACTGCGTGGGCTTCGTTTTTATCTAGTGCGTTAAGTGTATCTGATATTGTGTGATCGCGTTTTAAGGTTTGCCCATTGTGCTTAAAGCTGTATTTACCTGCGTTGTTAGCGGCGAGCCTTACGGTAAGCGCTGCGGTGTCTTGCACGGCTTGCATGTCTACTTTGGCTAAGTTTTGGCTGGCTTTTACTTTTACCACTACGTGCTCAAACCCCACTGAGGTAAACCCACCTACCCGTTTAGGGCTTCGGGTGGCGTATTGCATACGGGCGTAAAAGTCGTCTACACCTAAGTACTCGCCTACCTCACTGCGTATGGCTGCGTTTGCTTTAGAACCTGCGCTCATTTCGTTACTTTTTACAAACAGGGTTTTAGTTTGCTTGGCGGTTAAAAAGCTGTTTAAGCCTTCAAGTACTTCACTGTCTAATTGTGCCAATAGCGGATCAAGCTTTAGCGCGGTGACGTTTTTAGCGCTGCTGTAAGCCGATGGCACAATGCGGCTTGCTTGGTAGTCTGCTACGCGCTTTGTAAGCGGTGCTTTGTCGGCCACTTGCTTTTTAGCCTGGCTTGTTAACTGCGCTGTATTTTTGGGGGTGTAATCAAAGCCCGGATCAATACCACGGGGTAGCTCAAACTCTTCGCCTGTTTTTTTGTTGGTCCAGGTGTAGTTGCCCTCGTCGGGTGCTGTGCCTACAGTTAGGCCACGGCGCTTTAGCTCACGCTCGCTTAGGCTGTATTTTTTACATTTGCAGCCCCAGCCGTTTTGTGGGCTGTGGGTATCCCACCATGGATGATCAACCGGTAACACTAGGTTATTCCATTTTAAGTGCAGTACGCGCGGGGTTTCACTATCGCCATGTTTGTATAACGCATAAGGGCGACTGGCTTTAAGGGTTTGTATTTGCCCCTCGCGCCCTGCGTTGTAGGCTTGGCGTATATTGGTTTCGTATATTAACTGGCTGCGCCATGCAGGTTCCCCGTTATGATCCCAACCGTAACGCGATTTAATGTTATTAAATTCGTTTTGAAACCAGCCTAGGCTTTTACCCTCGCTTATGGCTTTGTCTACTGATGTGTAAAAGTCGTTAAGCATGTCGGCTTTGGTAACACCTGCCACCATAAATGCGCGGTTATGGGCATTTTGCCATACATCATCCCAGCTGGTGCTGGGTGTATTTAGTTTTTGCCTAAAAAAGCGTATTGCATCGTCAAACGGTAATGAGCCGTATCTAACAGCCATTTAACGCCCCTCATCCACTTCTAGTGCGCCTAGTAATTCGCTGGCTGCCATGGCCTTTGCCATTAGCTCGCTAAAGCCCTCTGTGCTTATTTGTGGCTCTAGTTCTAGTATGCCGTCGCGGATTTCTTCTAAGCTACTGGCGTTTTTAACCAGCTCGGTTACGGCATCGCTCATGCTGTTTAAGTGAGTTTGTGCTTGTGCGGCCAGCTGCTCGGCTACTAGGTCGGCGTTATCTTTTTGCGGTGTATTTTTAAGTGCAGCAAACCCTTTAAGTGCGGCGCTTGGCTCTGTTGGTGCAGTTATTGGGGCAAGGCTTAAAATTGCCTCGCCTTTTTCTGGGAGTGGTATTTGGGTTTTTTCACTTACCCAGCTAACCGGTACTGGGTAGTTGGCCTCGGTGAGTATTTTAAGCGCAGGTGCGAGTACTGCTATGTCGTCGGCTTCGCTGGTGTCGAATTTAAAGCGTGGGATACGGCGTGCGCCTGAGTAGCTTTTAGAGTTAAGCGCGTGCATTGGGTAAATAATATCGCGCGTTATGGTGTTGGCTACTTGCTTTAAATCGCTTTCGGTTATGTCGTCTAGCACGTCCATATGAATGCTGCCAAGTGCATTTGTGCTGGTTTTACCATCGGCTTGGCTGGTGAGTGTTGCCCCTAATACGGCTTTGCTTTGGGTGGTTTCACACCACTTGATCATGGCTTCAAATGGGTCGGCTTGGCCGTTAGCTGCATTTTGAAAGTCGATTTCCATGCCTTTGGGGATTATACCGCCTGCGTTATGGCCGATGCTAAGCACGGCACGTAACAGGGTGGCTTTTTCGTCTTCGCTGGCACCATTAGGGTATTTACCCAGGCGTAGCGGTAGGCCGTAAATTTCTAAAAATTCGGCTAAGTCGCGTATTGAATAGTTTTTAAATAAGTACGGCCATGCCACGGTTGATGTTAAACCGGTGCGGTGTATATAACCTGACTTACTACGGTGAACATGGGCACACCAACCAAATGGGTTTAGTGCTTGGCCTGTGTAGCTATTGTCGCGCAGCATAAGCTGATTGCGGTTATCTGGGTGGGTTTGAAATAGGTTTTGATCGCGAAATTCGTAACCGGTAATAATATGCTCGCCGTTATCAAACGCCCAGTTAAGCTCGTTACATGAAAACGATTTTAGTATTGCGTCGCTGCAATCAAATAGTAGGTCGTCTAGCCAGGTGGCATCTTCTAGTATTTCTTGAATTGCTGCGGCGTCTTTTTCTTCTTGCTCTGTTGCGTTGCGCGGTGGTTCTACTGACCAATCGTACTTAAGCCAGCCTCTGCGACGTTTGGTAAGCTCACTAAACAGGTGGCCGTCTTTGTCTTCCATGTCTTTTGCTAGGTCGGCCATGGCTGATAAGTTACCTGCATCGGCATCTTTTAATAGTTGCGACAACTTAGCAGGGGTAAGCGCTTCGCTTGGGTGCTCGGCATATTGGCGCATTAGCATGCCAATGCGGCTATCTTGCTGAGTTTGGGCTTGCTTAAAGTCGGTTGAATTTAGCGGGTTGCCGTGAATGTCTACTATTTGGTTCATGCGGTTACTCTTATGATGGGCTTAACGCTTAGCACGTATACGTCTAGCGTTTTACTGTGTTGGTGGGCCTTGGCTAAATTGGCGGCGGTTATATCAAGCTGCTCTGCTTTGGCTGTAAATAGCTCTTGGTAAACAATTCTAAAACGTGGCATTACCAGGCTGCCTTACGATCACTTGCAAGGTCGTCGCTGTGGTCAGGGCGTAGGCTGTTAGCAGCTTGCTGGGCTTTGCTTGGCAGTGGTGTGTATTCTATGGCGCTGCCGTCCATTTCGGCTGCACGTATTAGCATGGCTATTGATACGGCGCTATCGCCATGGCGTTTGTTGCCATCGGTGCCAGTGTTTTTACCTTTATCTACCTGAGCAATACCGTTTTTAAGTTTAATTTGGCCTAGGTCGTCTAGTACGTCTTGGTCTTTTGGTAGCGTGATGTTGTTAGTTTCAAAGTAGTCTTTTAGTTTTGGCATCCACTCGCGATACCAGGCTTGTGATAAATGCACGCTATCTACTAGCTCGGTGCCGTATTTAAGGCTTGCTGCTTCGGCTAAGAAACCACCGTTACCTGTAGCGTCAAACGCTAGGCCGCGTAGTTTTGGTATGCGGTCACAAATATAGAGCATGATTTGCTTTTGCTGCTCGTAGGTGACGTTGCGCAGCTCGACCATAAAGGGCACGGTTAGGCTGGTGTCTTGGTTTATTTCACCAATACTGAATACGGTTAAATCGCCTTTGCGGGCAAAATCTTCACCAAAGGCATGGGTTAGATCAGGATTTAACCCACTGAGTAAATCATCTATATTTTGTTCAAGCCATGTGGCTACGTCTTTTACTCGTTGATCTTCTGTCCAGCTTTCAAAGTCGGTGGGGGCTTCGTAGCGTATTACTTTGCAGTCGTCGCTTAGGGCACGTTCACGCAGGCGTCGGCTTAGGTATTGGCCTGCGCCTTGGCTTGGTACGCAGTATAGCTCCTCGTTTGCGGCATCGGCAGTGGGGTAAAAATCAACTTGATTAGCTAGCCATTCGTCTTCTTTGGCTTGCGTCCACGTTTGCCCACTTACCAAACAAATGCGTTTATATAGCCCATGTTTTAGCGCTTTATCAATAGGGATATGATGCACGGAATACTTTTTAGTACCGCGCCTTGCTTGAGTAATTAGGGTGTTAAATAGGTTATCTACGCCGTTATGGGTTGAAATAATACGTACTCGACCGCCCCACATGGTAAGGGCCATGGCAGCTTTTAGTACTTCGTCTAGCTTGTCGTGGAATGCGGCTTCGTCTATTACTACGTTGCCTTGACGGCCACGCAAGTTACGTGGATTGGAGCTGAGCGCGACTATTTTTTTACCGGTATTTGGGAATTTAATTTCAAAGGTGTTGATTGATCGCTTTGTGCCGTCTGGGTCTTTTTCTTCAAATATGCCCTCTTCCACTTCACCCATTACCATGTTGAGCTTTTGCGCCCAAAATGCACAGGCGTCTATAAACTCCTTAGCCATTTCTTTGTCTGAGCCAAGGTAATAGGTGTTCTGGCCGTTGGCGGTTGCTGCTGCGCTTAGTACGTCGTCTAGTGCTTCGGCAAAGGTTAACCCAGTACGGCGTGACTTTTCGGCAATTTTTACTATTGCGTTGTCTTCCATCCATGCTTTTTGATAGCCAAAAAGTATGTCGGTGCCCATGGCAACCGCTAACGAACCTGACACTTTGCTAAGCGGTAGCTCGTTGGTTTGGGTAACGCTTTGCGCGGTGCTAGTCATGCTTTAGCCCTAATATGTCGCGTTTGAAAAATGCCAGCATGTCGTCTGCGGTTTGCGGTAAGTTTTCGTTTTTAACCTTTTGATCTAGGTCTTTAGCGAGCTTTTGCGCGTAGGCTTTTTCGATTTCTTGCTGGCGTTTGTGTGCGGCCATGGCGGTTTGCTCTAGTCGCTGGGCTGCTAGCATGGCATCTTTTATGGTGTCGATGTCTACCGCTGCGTCTTCGTCGGGGTTCATCATTTGTTGCTGCATAGCGCGGAACAACTGAGAGCGGCCCATTTCTAAAATTAGCTTGGTGGTATCCCCTGTCGGCTTTTCGCCAAGCTCTGCGGTAAGTGCTTTAGTTGACTCGCGCAGGTCGCGTAGCTTTTGGCCTATGGCTTCGGTTTTTTGTGCGTGGCGGCTTAGGCCACTGCGGCTAATGGTTGCGCCCTCGTCTAAACCTGACTCAATAATAAGGGTATTTACGGCGTCGAGTATTTCGCCCTGGCTAAAGCGTTTGTCGCGTAGCATTGAGTCGAGCTGCTTTTTAATGTCTTCGGGCAGTAAATCAACTTTGCTGGGTTGGCCTCTGCGGATTGACTCGCTCATAGTTAACCTCGTGGCCCAGGACGTTTAATGCCAGGTACTACACTTATGCCCTCAGCTACGTCGATACCTGATTGCGTTATACGGGCTACCCATGTGTTTTCTGTGAGTTTATCGAGTGTTATATAGCCGTTTTGCTCTAACCAATTAAGTAAGGTTTTAAGCTGATCGCGACTGCAACCCAGTGCATAGCGCTGTAGCACATCGGCTAGCATGCTGGTGTTAGCGCCAAAATCGGCGGATTCTTTTAGCGTTATAAGTATGCTAATTCGTTGGTGCTCGGCTTGAACTTGTAACATTGCCATGGTGGTTTTTCCTATGGGTGGGGCTTAAGGGCTGGCACGGCTTCTTCTACTGGTTCGCCGCATTTCATGCAGCAATACAGCGTGTAATCGGTTATGCCTTTATTAAAATCGTTGGTGGTAACAACCTGAGCGTGTATGTTTTTATAACAAGCCTCGGTTTTATCTGTGCCTGTAAGTACGGTGATTTTTGCACCGCATTGGCACTTGTCGTTAACTATCGCCATTTCGCGTGCCTCTGAGTTCGTTTTCCATTAGTAAGTCGGTTAAGCGTTTTATGTCGGTGAGCTGTGGGTTAAGGCCGTCTATTTTTACGCTTACTTCTAATAGACGTTTGTCTAGGTCGTGTATGTCGTCGGCGTTGGGCAAGTCTTCTATTGTTTTTTCTACGGCACTTAAACGGCTTTCTAACGCTTTAGATACAACCTCATGGGTTGTTTTAGTTACAAAGGTGCTGCGCAACCATGCCAGTGCGCTTGCCCCAATAATGGCAATACCTACGGTTAAAAATGCTTTCCACCATTCCAATATAAAATCCATGCTAGCGCCTATAGTGCTGTTGTTGTATTTCAATGAGCGATTGGCAATCTACACAGGTACTACAGTTTTTAACCGCGTCACGGCGTTGTTTTGGTATGTCTATGCCACACTCTTGGCAGTGCATAAACGCTGCACCGGACGTGTTTGCTTTTTCGCGCTGAATTGATAGCGCCGCATCGAGTAGGTGTTGTTCTATTTTTTGCGCGTCGTCTAATTTGCTCACTGCGGTTTCCTTACTTTTTCAATGACGTTTTTAATGCTTTGCTTAACGCTTGGCGCGGCTTTTTCAACTGAGCGGCCAATAACATAACCACCTATACCAAGTTGCAATAAATCCCATGCTTGCTCTGATAAGCGAAACGCTAATAGACCGAATGAATCAAGGCACACCAACACTAAGAACGTAAGCATGGTGATAGGCCGCCAGTTACGTTGAAGGGCGCTTTCACCTTTGGCCTCGGCGGTAATAATTTGCGATTGCGCCTCTAGCACTTTGCCTTGTAGCTCTACAATTTTGCCCTCTAGCTCTAACACTTGGCTTTGAGCTGCGTTTTCAATGCGCTTGAGTTCGTTGGTAACGGCTTGGCGTTCTTCGTCGCTAGTAAAGAGATCATCAATTAAATTGGTGATTGGCTCGACCACGTTAAACCAGTTTTTAATTGCCATTAGACTCTCCAAAACGTTTTTTAAGGGCTTCACGGGCGTTTTTGTAGCTTTGCTGGCCCTCTACGCGTAGCTGTATGTCGATGGCTCTTACTGATTGCCAGCCTTTATTAAAGTGGCTTTGCATAGTGCCGCAATGACTGTGCATTGGTATTTTGCGCGGATCGAATGGCATGTTGTGCATGCGCGCATCAACTTCTAATTCCATGCGTTTCTCGCGGCCTTTTTGATATGACCAATCCCAATTTTTACCCATTAGGCCACCCCGCTTAGCTGGTTTACTGCAAATTCGGTTACATGGGCTAGGCGGTTATACCAGCCCTCTAGGTTTGGCTTTTGGCTGGAGTCGTTTGCACAAATGCGGGCGTACTTTCGGCCACGGTTTACGCTGAGCAATACGGTTAAGCTAAGGGCTGGACGCTGCAGGATAGCGGCTAGGGTTTTTGGCCCCATGCGACCATCGGGCTTTGAGTTAACTAATCGCTGGGTTAATTGGGTCATGGCGGGTGCGCCGTGCTGTACTGCGCCATCTAGCAGCATAAAGTCAACCCCTGCGGGGGTTTGCTCGCAGTGCATGGCGCGCCAATAATCACGGTGATACAGGCTTATTGCTTTAGCAAGCGTTAGTTTTTTAATATCTACCGTTGGGTAAGCGCGTTGGCTTATGCCGTATTTGGTAAGGCCGCCACGGTCTGATGCCACGTTATTTAACCCACCATCGCTGCGCAAGCCACCCTCTAAATAGAGGATTGGTAATATGCACTGAGCAAATTTAAGCGAGTACGGGGCAAGCGCGTTTTGCACTTCGGGTACTTGTTTAAAGTAATTTAAGTTTAGTGGGTTGAATACGAACATACCGAAAAGCCTTGTTGTTTTTCGGTATTGTGAGGGGGGGGGCTTTGGTGTTGGCCGTGCGGGGTTTCGGGAAAGTTTAGTTGATAATTTCTACAGCAAAAGCGCGTTTAATACTTGGCTGATATGCGCATTTGTAATGATGGTTTTGCCATACACCCATGCCATTTTGAAATTCTATTCTATCACCAAAATAGACAATGCTGCCTGATTTTTTATTTTTCCAGCTGTAGCTTGAGAACTTAGGTTCAAATGTGCTGTTAGTCCACCTGTAATTATACTGGGCTTGTGCTTGTATTTTTTTGCTACATATTTTAGCGGCATCAAACATATGCTTTTCAGCCCAGCAACGCAAGCTTTCGTCACACCTAAGTTTAGTTTGATCATATGTTTGTTTAAGTGTTTTTTGAGGGGTTACTTTAGGTTTATTTGATACTGCAATTCCAGCTATGATAATTAAAATAACACTAGCAGATAATTTAATAATCTTTATCTTCTTCTTACCAATGTGTAAACGGCGTTTTATTCGGGTTTTAACTGCTGGATTTGGTTTCCCGCAAGAGCGGCACGCAGTAGCATTTGAGTTATTATCAACCCCACATGATTGGCATTTTATATACTTCATATAAAACAGTCCTTGTTATTATTTAGGGACTAGATGATACAAAAGATAAAGGCCGAGTTAAAGCGGCCTTTTCGATATTACACCAAACTGGTGAGATTTTGTTTCATACGCTGGGCGTTGTCGGCCAGTACGGTGGCAAGGTCGCTTAAGCCAATGGGTACATCGTTGCTATTGGGTAAACTCGCAAGCTCTGCTAATACGGCAAGGGTTGCTTGAATGCTGTGTAAGTCATTTAGTGCTTGATTTTTGTTGTTATCCATTACGTTTTCCATACATTTCTCCTTAATATACGCCAGCGCTAATTAACACATTGCGTACTGAGCTGCGCGAACGTTTCACCTGCTTTGCAATTAAACCTAAGCCCAGCCCTTGGCTGCGTAACTTGAGGATGCTGTTTTTTTCGTCTTGTGTTAGTGGAGTGTTGGGCTTGGCCTTTGGTTTAACACTACTTTGCTGGGTGCTTTGCGTTAATGCCAGCTCAAGCACGTTAATGTACTTGGTTTGTAGCTCTTTGTACTGCTGATCGTAATGGATATTTTCGTTTATTAGGCTGGTGTAGGCGTCTCTGTCTACATTTAAGCGCTCTCGCTCTGTTGATTTAAAGCGTTTGGTGTCTAAAAACACTTGGTTTACTTGCAGCTGAAACGCGGGGCTTATCCACCCTGCGTAGCTAATGGCTAGTAATTGGTGGGCAAAAGTACCACCACTACGACCTGCACTTAAATTTATTAAACTCCTCAGATCTGAGGATTTAAGTAACTCAGCCTCAAGCTCTTTAGTTGCTTGCAACCTAAGCCAGTTTGAGGGTTGCTTCGATTTACCAACACCACTTGCTTTATGTAGTGCATTAAGATTAATGCGTTGTTCTTCATCAAGGGGAATAACGGTATTGGCTACCGTTAAGGTGTTTAGATTAGAATTAGGCATAATGCCTCCTAGAATTTTTCTGAAAAATAAGGGTGTCAGGAGGTTCAGAACGGCTCTAAGAAACCGCGGACTTATTTCCCCGAAGGGTCTTTTATTCGTCGCCCTCCCGACATAGAAGATGGATCTATGCTGGGATTACTACAGGCATAAAAAAGCCAACGCTATCGGGGTTGGTGGTATCCGCTTAGATGAGGTTCTGACGCCTCTGACAGTGAATACTTTAAGCCTGTGTTTTAATTATGTCAATTTTAATTTTGTATGCGCACGTTATAAGGGAAGTTACAATCTCCTTAATTTTAAGGAGATTGTAATAACATTGCAGGTCGCTTAAATAGAAGCGCTCTGCATTGCAGGTCTTCTATGCTTGCTGTTCTGCCATTGATTGATACTACTTTTAAGCCGCCGCTTTGGTCTGTACTTTCTAGGGTTTTGTAGCCCTCTTGTTCTTTAATGTTTTTTAACCAACTGGCTGCGCGATTAGTTGACACTCCAAACACTTTAGCCAAGGCCAGTGAGTTATAGAACTGCTGGGTTTGTAGCATTTTTTCAGCGGCTTTGATTGTGCTGCTCATTGGCTTAGCTCCTTTAGCTTTTTTTGTAGTTCGGTAATGCCTCTTAGCAGCTCGTTTGGCTGGTGAATAAGCATAAACTCTAGGTCTTGTGCCTTTGTTTTTTCAAGCGCTGCGGTCGTTTTAGCTATGAGCGGTGCGCCTACTTCGTCTATGAATTTGTTTTCGTCTTGCATTACGTGCAGCTGTATTTGTATGTCGGTGTGCTGTTCTTGCAGTGTGCCCAGTAGTACGTAATTGTTTGGGTGCTTACCCTCTAACATATCAACTATTAGGGTATCTACGTACTCTACGGCCTCGGCGGCTACGTTGACCGCTTCGCTCATTGGGGCTTTTTTGGCTGGGTTGCTCATTAAAATAATCTCCTTTGGCGGCGCTCGGTTTCTACAATGCGCTGGTGCTGGATTATTTCAGCTATACGGCGCTCTGTTAGTTTAAATTTATTGGCAAGCTGCTCTATGTTGTTGCCTTTGTATTCTTGCCATATTTGTATATCGCGCAGGGCTGCTTTTAGGCGTTGGTCGGTGGGTATGTATACGTCGCGCCCACCAAAATAATGGCCTATTGCTAGGGTTATGGCTTCGCCTACCCCTTGCGGGTTGTTTACGCTGGCCTTGGTTAGTTGGGTTTCAATAAGCAATGCAAGCGATTGTAGGTTGCTAGGCCAGCGTTTACGTACTTCGGCTGCATCCTCAGTAGATAGCTTGCTTAGGCAGTCTTGCAGCTGCTCTACGCTTTCGCCAAACAGCTCTGATTGTTGTTCGCTCATACACCACCTCGGTTATATCTCATTGATAAAAATGAAAGTTCATATGAAAATTCATCAAGATCGCTTTTAGCCTTATTTTCAGCGTCAAATACTTTATTGGCATCTTTTTTCATTAAGTTAATTGCTGTTTTTTCTTGGCTTGCTAACTCTTCAAATTTATTAATGTTTTTTTCATACCCACCTGTATTTAAAATGTCAGCGGCTTTACGCCTTGCCTCCATCATTATTGATGGTGCATTTATAAAGTCCTCTGATAACTGGGCTGCTTTTTGAGCTTTAAGCGTTAAACGCTTTTGCTCTTTTTCTAAGGCTTGCAGTACAAGCTTTTGGCCTGTTCTCATTTGTCCTCCTTATTCACTTTTGCGCCGTAGCGGTTCATTTGCTCTAAATAGGCTTGGTGGTTTTGTTGCTCACTCATTTCTAAGCCCTGGCGTTTTATTTCCATACTGCGGCTACGTTCTGCTGCGGTTGGCTGCACTATTTGCTCTAGTGAGGTGGTGAGCACTTGTTTTAAGTAGTTATGGTTTGCAAGCGGCTTAATGTTTGGCTGGCCTACTCGCTTTGCCATGATTGAATTGGTGGTTTGCTCCATAGCGTGGCCCAGTGCCGCTACGTTCTCGGTTAGGGCAAGTACTTCATGGGCTAGCTTTACTGCACGTGTGGCACTTAAGTCCTGCTTTGCTGGGCGAAACAGGGCTAAGTAACCGACCAATGCCTGGGCTGTGCGCTTGTTGATGCTGGCTACGATGCTTAATAGCTCTTTGCCTGCGTCGTCTTGCACTAGCTGATCTAGGCTTAGGTGGCTTTTACACACGGGGCAACGGGTTAATTTCATTGGTGCTGATCTCAAATATGTTGCATACGGCTTGGTATGATTTATGGGGTACGGTGCTAAGCGGTATTGGCCGTGCGTAGGTTTGCATTGCAAATTCATCAAAAAACGCTTCATACGCTTGCATGTTGTTTGTTTTTAAATGCGCTACCATTTCGCGTTTGTGCCATTTTTTAAGCGGCTCTAGCACTTGTATGGCTTGCTTTAGGGTTAAAAAATGGGTGTGGTAACTGACGTTTGCCCCCACTTTTGCACGGTTTAACATGCGGTTTACGTAGGCGTCCAGGGCGGTTTCTGAGCCATCACGCACAAAGCTTTGTTTGTGCATGGTGATCCAAATTGCGCGTATTTTGTTTATTTCGCCTAGCTCTTTTGGTGATGATTTAGGGCTTAAACGGCGTTTAGCCTTGGCTTTAAACCCTGCTTTTTTGAAGTGGTCTAACACTTTGTTTAGCTCGGGTAGGCTCATTTGGCTGCATGACGTTTTACCCGCTGAGCCAAGTAATGCGGCGCGGTAGGTTTCGTCGTCTAGCCCTAGTTGCCCTTTTGCTATGTGAATGAGCTGTATTATCTTTGCTTTAGTCATTTTTAAACTCTTCTAGCTGCGCGCGTAGGGCTAAGTAGCCTTGGCCTATTAGCTGGGCTTCTTGGTCTGTAAATACGCTGGTGTCTACTGATAGCTTGTGTGAGCACTCTAAAAACTTAACTAGGGCAACAAGCTGTCTTAGCTCTAATTCTGGTTTTACGATATAGGCCATGTGACCTCCTTTTGTTGTTTGCTGTTTATCAAAGTGCTTTTGCTTTGGGTAAAACACTTTGATAAAAAGCCGCGTCCGTGCGCGCTTTTTAATGGTTTAGCTGGTGTGGCTTACGCTTTTTTGCTTAGGCGGGTTAATGCCTACCAGCTGGCTTTGCACTACAAAGCTGATGTTTTGAAACACAAAGTTGATGTTTACTGGCTCTTTGCTTTGCGCCACTAGGTTTAAAACTGTTTGTAGGTCGCTGTGTTCGTTTACTTGAATTGTTGATGTAACTTCCATGATGCGCCCCTTACAGCTTGGCTATATCGAGTGATATGGCGTGTTCTTGCTCGCCTATGGTTTCGTAAAAACGTATAAAGCGCGTTGAGTCCATTACCAGTATTGAGTCGGCTATAATGTCCATTGCACGCTGCCATTTACCGGTTTCGTCGGTTATGTTTAGGCGGCGTAGGCCGAGTACTTTTTGCACTGAAACTTTGCCTTTTTTGTCGGTGGCAAAGGTTTGCTCAATAATGAGTTTTAGGTTTTCGTTTGCGCCCTCGCTCCATTCGTTTAGGCATTCGTCTATTAGGTCTTTTGCTATTATTAGCTCTGGCCCCAGCTCGATACTTTCTTGCACTTGCAGGGTTACTTTTTGCTTGTGATCAAAACTGCGTAAGGTGACGTTGCCTTTTGTGCCGCCCAGTTCTACTGCGTACTCTTGGGCTAGTAAGCCTATGAATGCGTCAAACTCGCTCATTTGCTCTTTTTTAAAAGCGGCTAATGCTTTGCTTTGCTCTTTGGCTTTGGCTATGGCCGATTGCACAAACTCATGGCGAATTATGTCGGCTGGGCGAATCGCTTTAAGTGGCACCTGGTGGCCTTTGTGATTTTTTAAAAACTCTTGTGACATGGTGGTTATCTCTCTATAAAAATGATGATTTGGCCGTGTAATTTTGCTGGGCGAACTTGGCGGGTTTGCCCGTTTTTAGTTTCGGTTAGCACGGGTAAATGTGCTGGGGCTTTGCCTGCTACTTCGATTACATGGCGGCTAAAGCCTTTGTGTGAGCTGATAATTTGCAGCCCTTGTTTTTGTAGCTCTTTTAGTACGTTGCGTAGTTGCATGGTTATTTGCTCCCGCATATTTTTGAGTTTGGGCAACCATTGCGACACGCTTTATAAAGCGCGACGCGTACATGGTTGGTGGCTGCGAACTTTCTTGATTGATGTTCTAGGCATTGGTTTAGCGGTATTTCGTCTAGGATTGGACAAATTACCGTTGATGCCATAAATACGCCCTCTACACGTTGCTGTATTACGTGTGTAGAGGCTTTGTATTTGTCGTTTACCACTTGGCTTACTGTGGCTTTACTTACGCCTAGTTTTTCGGCAACGCTGCGCATGCCTTGCTTTGCTACTTCGTCTTTTAAAACCTGTAGCCAGTTAGCTGTTGAAGTCATGCGCTTCTCCCAGTGTGACGGGGGCTATTTTTACGGTTTTACGTTGCACGGCGTTAAACTCAACTAGCTCGTTTGTGTTTGGGTCGAATATGCCTGTTGCTTTTGGAACTGGGCGTTTTGGACCGGTATTTTTAAGCATGCGGTATATGGTTGTCTCTCCTGCTCGCTCAATGACTGAGCCTGTGCGCGGGGCTGATTTGACAACAAATATGTACCCTGCTTTTTTTAAAATTGAGATATATGAACGCGCAGAGGCTACCGATATGTCGGCTGTGCTTGCTACTTGCCCTGCGTCAAATTCATTTAGGATTCGCATTGATTGCCACATGCGCTGTCTCCCTGAGTTTTTTTGTTTTGCATCACTGTTTTTTGGTTGTTTAAACGGCTTGTATTGGGCGTTTAAAACGGTGTAGGTGATGTGTTCGTAATCAACATTTTCAGCTATGGCCTTTGCTGCTATTAGGCGTTTTGCAAAGGCTTTTAAGCTGTCGAGTGTTGTGTGCTCTATGGCATCGCGCACTTGTTGCAATGAGAATGTTTTTAGGATTCTCATTGCTTGCCATGCGTCTTGTAATTGTGGGCGGCTCACTGAATCTCTCCTTACGCTTTTTTAAGGAAAAATTCTTTAGAACCCCACTGCTGTAGGTCGATGCTTGTTAGGCCGTTTGCCAGTGCAAAGGCTTCTATTTTTGACAGCCCTGTGATGATGCGACGCACTTCGCCGTCGGTGTCGCTGAGCAGCTGGCTTAATAGGTCGTCTTGTATTGTGAGCGTTGGCTCTATGACTGCGTTGACGATAATTTGCAGGTCTTCGCGTTGGGTTGGCTGAAACTCTAACCATTCTGATATACGGTTATAAAATTGACGGTGACGCTGTAATTTACGGCGCACTGATTCCATGCCAATAAGTACTACTGGGCAGTTGGTTAGGTCGTGAATATCGCGCACGATTTCGAGTGTGTTTTTGTCGTTTAGTAGGTAGTCGGCCTCGTCTATAAACAGTGGGCGATTGTGTATTGCCATGTGCTCTATGATGTAGTTAAGCATGGCTTCACGGGTGTAAATGTCTGGGCCGCTTAGCTCTTTAACTATTTGACGTAAAAGCTGCGCTAATGTCATGCCTGATGTGGCACGTATGTAGATGCCATCGCAACGATTAACCAACCATGCTGTTGCTGTGGTTTTGCCAAGACCTGGATCGCCGTAGATTAGGCCAATGCCTGGTACGCCATGCGCGCGTTGGTTTAGGGCTTCTACCATCATTTGTGTTGCTACTACGTTGCTTACGATTGCTATTTTAGTTTTCATGGTTTTTCCTTTTACTGTTTATGTAATTGAGTTGGTGCAGCCGGTGCTGCGTTCATGTCGCTTAGTAGGTCGTCTAGGCGTTTTGATGATGCGCGATTGTTTTGCTCCCATGTGTTTAACCAGGTTGCATCTAGTTCGCTTAACTGATTTGTTAGGCGTTGCTTTTTATGGAACATGGCTTTGCTTTGTGGGTTGTCGAATAGCGGCGTTGGGTTGACGTTTGCTATGGCGGTTTCAATTTCTAACTGCTTACGGCGTTTTTCAAATTCGCTTAATTGCTCGTCGCTAAAGCCGACTGCTGGCTTGCTGTCGAGCGCTTTTGTAGCTGACTGCGTTATGACGTTGGTGTGTTCAACCGACTGTTTAGGCAGTGTTGCAAGCGCTTTGTTTTGGGTTGTGTAATGCCCTAGCACTTCGTTTGCTATGTCTGAAACGTTGACGCTTTTAGCGGTCTTTTTAAGCTCTTTAAGCTTGCGTGATGTTTCGGCTGATTGGCTGCGTTTTGCATGGTGTGCTACATCTTGACGTGTCATGCCTGCTGATTGAATTTCGTGGTCTACTGCGATACAAATAAACTCGTTATTCATGCGATTAAATACGTAAATACGGCCTACGTTTTTAGGGTCCCATTTACATAGCACTTCATCACCTACGATTGCGCCCAGTTCTGGGGCAATATAGAACCCGCCACTTAGTTTAATGCCCTCTTTACCCACCATGCGTAAACCACGATTTGATGGTATTGGCTGTAGCATTACATCAAGCAAACGCTCGTCTTTGATCACTTTGATTTGGTCGCGACTTGCTGCGAATAAATCGAATGGTGTTTTGTTGCCTATGTTGCTGTGCGGCTTGTGGTGGTAACGGTTATCTATCCAGTTATCTACGAACTCTTGCAGCTGTTGCGCTGTCATGTTGATTTCGATAGCTGATTTATCACCGCCCTGCTTTGCTAATAGGCGCTGTGCAAAGGTTTTGCGCGCTTCTATTGCTTGGCGTTCTGACACGTTGTGACCTATGTAACCGGTTAATAGCTCGGCTATATCGTGCGAGAACGTTTTGAAAAAGCGCTCTATGTAGGGCTTTTCTTCACCTGAAAACGGGCGTGTTGTTTCGTGCTTTATGTCGAGCGCGTCAAACACACTTTTGATTTGTATTGAGGTGTAGTCTTTACCGTTATCGGTGCGGGCTATTTCGGGTATGCCCCAATCGAGTATTGCTTTACGGATAACTAAACAGATACCGGTGCTGTCGCTGGTTGGGTGAATAACGACTTTTGCACGGCGGCTAAATACGTCGATAATTCCGATTAGTGAGTGGCGGCCATCGGTTAGCATTACGTCTGATGGGGTTGAATCGAATTCCCATAATTGGTTAAGACGTTTTACGTTTTCGTCCATTTTACCCATGGCGCTCATATACTTGTTTTTCCAAGCATCTGGGTTTGCCATTTTGGTATAAAGTGCGCTGTTTTCGCGCTTCCAACGTGTTAGCCAATCGCGGATTGTGGTTTCTGCTGGTAACGATTTACCTACTTGATAAAAACGAGCAATTAAGCCCTCTTTTATTTGGGTGGCTTTTACGTGTGGGTATTCGTAGATCATGGCTATGCAAAAATCGCTTAGCTCTTTGTCTGAGTCGATGATTGATTTGCCGGTACGCTTAGGCTTTAAAGCAAGCCCTGCTATACCTTTTTCAGCTACGGTTTTTTGCCAGCGTATTAATGAATTACGCGACACTGACGGTATAACAGATTTACACTCTAATACGTCTTCAATTAGACCTTGGTTATAGCGCTCGCTAAATAATTTTAATCCAACAATTTTGCCTAGTTTGTTTGCACTTATATATGCGTCTGCTGCATTTAATATTTGCACTTTGGCGCTTGCTTTTGGATCGATTTTTTCTAATCCAGCTAAGGTTTTTAGGTTTGATTGGCGTTGGTGATCAATTAAATCTTTGTCTAGGCTGTTCACTTTTTCGTTAACTGCTAGGTAAGATGCACCGCTTTTAGACGCTGGTGTATCCATTGATTTAATAATAGCCTCTTCAACTTGTATACGAACATATACAGGCAAATCGCTAAGCGCGTATTTTCGCACTTTGCCACCACGGCTAGGTACTTCTGTAAAAGGCCAGTTTTCGTTTTTAGCTTTGATTTGAATGCTGCGCTTACTAAATAGTAAGTAATCAGCAAGTTGTTTAGCTGTGTAAAGTTCCATAATTTACACCCCGTTCATCTTACGACGTCCGAGCTTACGATTTGGCTTACCATCTTTACCGTAGCGCTCAGGCCATATTTCACAAGCACTTACGCCGATTACATCGGCAATAATTCGCTCTATAGCTGGGTAGGGTCTGTGTAATGCTGTTTGCACAGCATTTGAGGTGTAGCCGCGACTAAAAGACAACTGGCGGCATGACCAACCCTCATCCTCTAGCGCAGCTTTTATATCTGCTTTTGTCCAACCTGGACATTCTGTGCTATCCATTTAAGCCACCTTTTTGTTGTATATGTTTGTATCCATGAACACAAGCATATACATACATTTATATACATTCAAACTATTTTTTATACAAACGTATACATAAAGAGTTAAGTTTTTGATATTTAATATTATTTATTTTTTATTAGGGGGGATCGCGGTTCGCGCTTTAAAGTGCGAAAGATCGCACTTGATAACACAGACTGTGTAAATTTTTTATTTTGTATGCACTCGCATGTGTGCTTAAATATATATACATCAATCATCCGAACACAGACTTGCTCATAAATGGCTGCATTCAACGACTATTTAAAATCGTTAAGGGAACAAAAAGCCCTGGACATAGGCACTGTTGCTAAGCGCATTGGAGTGCATAGACATACTCAGTCAAATTATGAGGGCCATAGAGATCCCCCAATTGATTACTTGGTTGATTTTGCAGAGGTGGTGGGTGTGCCTTTTACTGAGATTCTTAAGAAACGCCTGGATGAATCAAAAGCCAATGAAGAAGCGGCTAAAAAAGCTATTAGTTCTTTAAATACAGTAAATTCAACCGATAACACAGTTTCTGATAATTCACTTAAATACAAAACTAGCAGTGAATTACTGCAAGTAAAACTTGGTGAGCTTTCACATACGGCTGTGCCTATGGACTCAACCATATACATTGATACTTGCAACAAGAACGTTACACCTGGTGCTATGTATGGCTTTCTAAACCCAATGACCGGTTGTTACTTCGCAGCTAAGCTAGCGTTAACTGATACACAGCTTAGGCTTGTGTTTGATAATGCAAAGCGTAAAGATGCTGAATTTAATATTGAGGGTGGTAGTACTGAATCGCACTATATTTTGAAGACTCTAGGGCTTTTAGGTAGGGTTGTTAAGGCTGAGCTTATTTTTTAG